GTCGTGTTAGTCCATAGAAAAGGCAATAAAACATCATCTCCGGCATCGCAGACGGACTGAATTACAGCATCGGAATATAAACTTCCAACGCCGAGTGCCGCTTTAAGCTCTGCAACTGTGGTGATGCTCATTATTATCCTTTCTAAAGACTTGGCGGGCTACAAGGGCTCCGGTAGCCCGCCAAGCGACTTAGGTGGCTTACGCCTTGTTGTTCTTGAACGCGCCAGCTGCAACCTTAGTTGCAATTGCGCCATAGCCGTAGTAACCAACTGTTACTGAACCTGTTGCAGTTGATTCTGCGCGTAGGCGGTATGTTGGTGACTCGTACCATGTGTAAGAATCTGGGTTTACGATGAGGATTGTTCCATCGCCATCTCCGCCGTTTGTTGGATCAACGTAAAGGTTGAGTCCTGCAACGTTGCCTGTAAGTGCTGTTGGAGTTACTGCGCCGCCAGCGTTCTGTGGCTGTGAAGCTGTGTAGATTGGACGACCTGCATCATTAAGAGACATGATGTTTGACCATTGTCCTGTAGATACAATCATGTTGCGAGCAAATGGATTTGCAAGCCCGGCTGTTGCTCCATAAACAGAGGCTGAACCGCGAGCAACAATTCCGAGAAGTGCTGCAGCGTCTGGATATGCTGCAACTGTTGTGCCGTCAAGTGTTGCACCTGTAATAAGTGCAGCGTTTACTGCGGAGTTTGTTGCCTTTGCGTAAGCTGCTGCCATATTGCGGACAAGCTCATCAAAGAAGGCTGGTGATGTACGATCTAGCAATTCGACAGAGAATGTCTGCTGTCCAGCGTACTTCTGAACTGTAACTGAGAGGAAGTTAGAGTTTTGGTCGATGTCGCGGAACGCTGCATCTTCTGCTGCCACTGCAACTTCTGGCATTGCTGTAATGCGTGGAATCTCGAAAGTCATACCTGCATCTGGAAGCACTCCACGAGAGATTGCGTCAATAGATGGACGGATTGTTGTTCCAAGGGGATTAATGATTTCTGACAATTGACGTGTTGGTACTAGACCAGCGTTGTCTGTTGTGTTGTCTGCTGCGCGAAGATATGAACGTGCATCTTCATCGCCTAGTGCTGCGCGGATTGAGTTTTCTGCGTACTTTGCAGCTGTGATTTCAATGCGTGGCTTTGTGTAAGCCATTGCTGTTACAGCAGGGCGAGCAGCTTCAACTGCGGCAGCCTCAACTGTAGGTGTTGCTTCGACTGCTGGAGTGGTTGATTCTTCCACGGTGGCTGTCTCGCTTTCTGTTGGTTGGTTGGTTTCTTCTACAGCAGATTCTTCCGCTGCAATATCAGTAACTTGAGCAGACTTAAATGCTGGCTCTGTTACTAAACTTACTTCGACTAAGCGAGCGGCAGACACATAGGTCACGCCGTCCTTGATCTTTGACTTAATAACTTCTGCGCCGATGCTTAGGCCTGATTGCAATCCTTCTTCTGCAAGGATTAGGGCTTCTGTACCGCGCTGTGAGCGACTCACAGAAAATACAGCATCGATAGAATTCTCTGACTCGCTAAATGAAACGCCTCGTCCTAAAGGTTTTTTTGCGTCATGTTGACTAAGCAGCTTGATAGATTTAGGGTCTGAAATCTCAATAGAGCCGGACTCAAAGATAACCTTGCCCATGTTTGTTGATCCGGCCTCTATATTAAGTGGGACAATCTTGCCGGAGATCGTGCGGTTGGCTGAATCTGCTGTGAGTTCAGCTGAAAAAGTAATTAGTTGGCTCATATCATTGTCTCGCTTCCGTTAGGTGTGAGGTCGGTCATTTCCATCGCTTGTTCTTGAGTGATAAGCTGCAAGTCAAGAAGTTCCCGAATTACTGCTAATTCTTGTAGTGGGTCTGTGCGTAGATAATTCTTGTCAATGTCGAACTTTACGATATTGCCTCGGGCTGTAATATCGTCCATAGATAGACGATCCTCGATGGCTGAGATAAATGGCTGTAGAGATAGAGTTAAGAACTGACGGCGCTCATCTTGCACGTTAGCGTAAGTCATTGTGGTGTTCTGGTCCGCCGAGACGTAGTAAGGCGGGACATTGCAAAGGCGAGCAATTTCTGTCGCTAGATTTTGAATGGCCTCGTTGTACATCATGTCTTTAGGCGAGAACTGTGTCGATTGAAATTCTAAAGTGCTGGTTAGGTAGGCAGTTGAGTTATTCTGGCGGCTGCGCTTCCATGCTGCTAGTAAGCCAGAGACTTCAGCTGGTGGAAGGTCTGCTCCGGTGTTCTTTAGAATACCGCTAGACATTGGAGTTGCGGCAGATATAGCTGCGGCCTTCTGAATGTCAATTGCTGCGCGGATTGTTGAAATTCCTGTATTTAGAATTCCGTCATTAAGTGATTGGAATGTGATAAGTGATCCAAGGCCGTCCATGGGTACTGTTGTGCCATCAATGGCATAGGACTTGACGAAAATGTTGTCTCTGTCAAGTGTTGCAGTAACGCGGCTGTTCGCTACCCATTCAAAGCGCGAAGGGCGACCATCTTCCTGATAAGTCTCGACCACTCTCCAAAAGGCTTGCCCATAAAATAGAAGCGAGTCAACTGTGTAAGCAATAGTGACGGATCGTGGCTGGTGATAAGAAGGTTGTTCTAACCACAATGGTTTCCCTAATTCTTCGCCAGTGGATTTTTTGTAAAGCTCTAATGGGATTGCTCCAATTGTGCCCGCCAAAAGGTTTCTACAGCGAGCTAACGAAGGTACGCCGAGTGCTTCGGTACGGCCAACATAAGCAAACTGAAAAGGCATTGCATAAGGTGAATACTCACCAAGGACTTGTGGCGCATATTGCGCTTCGACATCTAATGTCGGTGTTGCACCCGTGAGGCGCGAAAAGAGACCCATAGGTCGCAATTATACACTACATGTAGGTTAATCCGAGTAGATAGCCGCTACCTGTTGTGGTTTCATTAAAGTAGATATTGTCATGGCAACTGAAATGGGTATTGCCACTGATCCGGCTGATTGCCTTTTTACAATTCTCCAACTTGAGTCATTATTCTTTGCAGCGACATTTGAAAATTGGGTAATGAGTAAATCTTGACCATTGTGAACCCATCGGCGGTTGACTGTTGCATCTAAGAGATCGCCACAGGCTTGGTAAAATTGCGCTCCAGATACATCGACACAAATTTGCCCAGCATTGGTCAATCGGTCTGCAATTGTCTGGGTTGCGTACTTGTCATGCAATATCTGACGAGGTCGGTAAATGTCAGCCCAAGCCTTAATGTCTTTTGCAATCATAAGCTCGTCAACCGAAACCATAGATTCCCAAGTCTGTAGCACCCCGATGCCAATCCTGCCGTCCGGAAGTAATTGCCCTGCGACAAGTGCGGCATCTCTGGAACTCGGACTTTTATCAAAAGCAAAGACTGTGTAAGCCCCGGGGCTCATGGCTAAGGTAGAGTCAGAGCAATCCTCAATGCTGTTATGTGGAAAGGGACTGATCAAACTGGAAATCCACTGACACAATAGCTCGGTTCTCGTATTTTCAATCGGGCTGGTCGCCACAGCTTCTTCTAAAGCTTCCTCTGTAATAGTGTAACCCAAAGCCGGATTTGCTTGAGCCCAAGCTGCACGATCCGTAATCTTTGCATGTTGAGGTGCTGAATACTCGTAATACCCAAAAGATTTAGGTGGATTTTCCAAAGCTCTTTCCCTCATGCCATTCAATACGGACGAGAAAGCATCTCCTGCATTTGAACACAAAAGCGTGTGAGCAGTTGCGTGCGCTCTAGTCGTTGGAATTGCAGCTCGGTATCCCTCTTCGCTGATTTCTCGGAGTTCGTCAATAAAGAGTAATCCGTTGACAGTTCTGCCGCGAGAGCCGTCTCTAGTTGCCGCAACAACATCAAGCCTTGCTCCAGATAACATTTCAATAGATTCTGTTCCATTTGCATGACGTATTTGCTTGACGAATCCTTTGAGGTGGTCATTTGTCTCCAGTAGTTGAGTTACTTGTCGAAAGGTGTCTAGAGCCATGCTTCGATTAGAAGACATGATCAGAACATTGGTCTGCCATTTGATAAGGTGAGTCAGAATAAGCATACGAGCTAGATGAGTCTTACCGACTTGGCGGGCACATAAAAGCAGGTTGGTCTTGCGTATAAACAAGCCATCTTTTCCAATTGTGAGCATATCTTTCAGGACATACTCCTGCCAAGGCAATAATGGCATCTTTATAATCTCGCAAAGGTCTTTTACGTCTTGAATTTTTGATTCACCCTTAAGAGGTATGTTTTGAAGCCTTGGTTTGGTTGCCCCTCGTAACCTTTTGACACCTTTGGTTGCCATCGGGTTACTTCTGGACTGGTCTGGCTGTAAATGGACTGTCTTGGAGCAATTTTGACTGTGTCGGGGAGAGAAAGGCAGA